TGCTTCCGCATCTCGCTGAGAATCGGCCTCTTTGTGATAAATAAAGGGTTTGAACGATTTAATTAAAAACATTATAATAATATGCACTGCTAGGGTAGCTCCCAAAAGTCACAAGCCTAGTGATTGCAGTGCATTTTTTAAGGCGGTCACTAAAAGGCAAGGTGATAATATGAAATGCGAATACTGTGGAAAAGAGTTTCAAGGTAGAAAGAGAAAATACTGTGACTCAGAATGCCGCGAATCAGCAGACAAAGAAAACAAAAGAAATAAATACACTGGAAAAAGGCAAGAGTTTTGCATCCAGTGTGGTTGCGAGTTGCCGAAATTTAAAACAAAATTCTGCTCCCATAGATGCGAGTTGATTAATCGTGGAAAAATACTTGATCATGGGCTATTGGAAAAGGTATGCCCTATTTGCGGAAAGTCTTTTACAACATACAAATCAAGAAAAATTACATGCTCAGATGAATGCTCTGTTGCGTATCATAACAAAAATAAGAAAAAAGATAGAGAGCGATATGCCAACAGACATCCAAATTATATTAGTGCTGAGGAAAGGCACATAATGAGCCTTGAGCGCAAGGCAAAACTTGACAAAGACAAAGCACTCAAGGCAAAGAATAAAGCCAAGGAAAGACAAAAAATATTAGCTGAAAAAGAAAAAATAAAACAGGCTAACATCCAATATTGGCAACAGTATAATGAGGAGCATGTTTGCGTAGTATGCAATAAAAAATACACGGCTCATCATCCATTCAGTAAGTATTGTTCAAAGAAATGTGAAAGAAAGACTCATCCAAAGGACAGGAAAAGGCTCAAGGGGAAAATTGTAGATAAGGATATCACACTTATAAAAGTCGCTAAAAAGTATAATAACATCTGTCAAATCTGTGGACTCAAAGTTGAGTGGACAGATAAGCAGTGTATTAATGGGACAACAATCTGTGGTGAGTATTATCCAAGCATTGACCATATACAACCATTATCAAAAGGCGGTTTGCATTGCTGGGACAATGTTTGGCTGGCTCATAGAAAATGCAATAGCTATAAGAGCGATAAAATTATGTATTAGACAGGTGATGCCATGGAATATATCGGAGTCGAAGCACTCAAAAACTTATTAAACATAAAAACGTCCAGAGTTTGGCTAAGATATCAATATTATGACATGAAAAATAACACATTCGATTTTGGCATATCCTCACCTCCAGAATTAAAGTGGTGGAATTCATGTGTTGGGTGGTGTGCCAAAGGTGTTGACTCTCTGGCAGATAGACTGGACTTTTTTGGATTCCGGGATGATGTTTTTGGGCTTGATGAAATCTATTCCCAGAACAACAGGGATGTTCTGTTCCCATCGGCTGTCAAAGGGGCGCTCATCGGAGCTGTTGCCTTTTTATATATTTCAGAGGATGAGACAGGATTCCCAAGGATTCAGGTGATCAATGCTGATGATGCAACAGGCATTATCAATCCGACCACAGGGCTCCTCAATGAGGGTTATGCTGTGCTTGAGCGTAACGCAGCATTGCGGCCTGTCAAAGAGGCATATTTCACGCATGAGTGGACAGCATTTTATGACAATGGTGAGCTGGTGGATTATAGGTCATACAAGATCAAGGAGCCAATGCTTGTGCCAATAGTTTTCAAGCCGGATGCAAAAAGACCCATGGGTCACTCAAGGATATCAAGAGCAGCCATGTCACTTGTTGGGTCAGCGCTAAGGACCATCAAGCGCTCCGAAATAAGTGCAGAGTTTTATTCTTTCCCACAAAAGTGGATCACAGGTACAGATCAAGATGCAGCCAAGCTTGACAAGTGGGCAGCAGCTATGTCTGCAATGATGAGATTCACACTCAATGAGGATGGTCAGGACCATGTCAAGGTTGGACAGTTTTCACAGCAATCAATGGCTCCTCATGTAGAGCAGCTCAAGATGTTTGCATCACTTTTTGCTGGAGAGATGGGACTCACATTGGATGACCTTGGATTTCCTCAGAGTAATCCATCAAGCTATGATGCAATCAAGGCTGCTCATGAGTCACTAAGGCTCACAGCCAAGGCTGCACAAAGGACATTCAACATTGGAATATTGAATGCCGGATTCCTAGCAGCATGCATCAGAGATGATTATGCATACACAAGGCAGCAGATAACAATCACCAAGCCAATATGGGCACCGGCATTCCCAGCGGACGTCTCGATGCTTGGCGGCATTGGTGATGCTATTCAGAAGATAAACACAACGATTCCTGATTATCTCACCAATGACAAGATATTTGAATTAACAGGAATCTAAGGAGGGGCAATGTATACAAAATACAACACAGGTCAGGCTGTTCTCATCCCGGCTGTCATCAGATCCGCACGAGAGGAAAATGGTGCAGTTGTCTATGACGTTGACTTTGAGTCATGGAGAGGCATTCCTGAGGACCTTGTCATTGTTGATGAGAGAGTCTCAGCGAGAGCTGCATTTGACAGAGAGATGAGAAATCTTTTAGGCATTGAATGCTATATGCATTTGGTGTGGGTGTGACATTGGTTGCAAACAATGAGAGCGTTGTCCGCCAGCGCTCTTTTATCATGCCCAAATATATATGGTGGGGAAAGGCGGTGCAATATGGCAACAGATGTTGTGCCTGTCTTAAACGAACGCATCCAGACATCTTTTCAGTCGGAGGTTATGAAAGACAGGCGGATTGCTCAGATCACAAAACGGATCAGGGACGGAACAGCCACAATGACGGATGGACACGATTATGCAGAGCGCTTGGGTGAGCATCTCTCAAGAGCTCTGACCTCTAATCTGACAGCCGAGACACTCCCTGATGGCAAGCTCTACTACAACATAGCAAAAAGGACAGTCACTCCGGCGCTGCAAACCAATTATGAGCTGACCAATGAGGTTGCAGCCGACATCCAGAAGATAATTGACAAGGATGCCGGCATTGGCCTTGGGGCAGTCAAAGCGGATTTCCCAGAGGAGCGAGTCCAAGGGCTCATTGACATGATGACCAAAGAGGGCATATCTCTTGAGGATGCTCTTGCATGGCTTGATGAGCCAATCATCAACAACTCTGAGGCATTCTTTGATGATTATGTTGATGCAAATGCCACATTCAGAAATGATGTGGGTCTCAAGGCAACCATCACAAGAGAGGTTGCATTCAACTGCTGTGATTGGTGTGCAGAGCTTGCCGGAACATATGATTATGACAAAGCGCCACCTGATATTTACAAGCGTCATAAATATTGCAGATGCATTGTGACATATAAGTGTGGGCGCAAGGCTCAGAATGTATGGACCAAGAGACAATGGGAGAGCTCCCCGGAACAGATCGAGGAGCGCAAAAAAGCCGGAGAGCCCTCAAGGGTGATCTCCGCAGCAGAGAGAGCTGAACAGGCCAACCTCATCTATAGGGACATGGTCACATCAACCATGGAATCTAAAGATCAGCGGAAAAATAACCGCAGATATAAGAGGATGAAACCTGAGGAGAGGCTCTCAGCCTACGAAAAAGCAAAAGAAAAGAGGACAATGAGGGGGTAAAAGATGAGGATTGACAACCAAAATCCCTCTTTTACCAATGTTAATCTCACAAAGTCCACAAAAACACTTGGCACAAAAGCGGTCAAGTTATATTCCAGCACAGGACAGGCTCTCCTTGTGTGGCAGCAAAGACAGATCAAAGCAATTATGTCTGTCACATCCACAGGTGAGTGGAAATACTCAAAATACTGCATCGGCCTCTCAAGACGAAATGGTAAAGGTGAGGTCTTGGCTGCTCGTGAGATGTATGGCCTTGTTGAGCTTAAAGAGAAAATATGCCACACAGCTCACAGGACCACAACATCACATGATGCATTCAATAGACTTTACACGTTGCTGAAAAAGTCAGGCTATCAGGAGCACTCCAAAAAGAAAAAGGAGATGCCCGAAAAGTCATTTTATGCATCCAAGCAATACGGACTTGAGCACATCGAGATCTCAGGCGGAGGCATAATTGATTTTAGGACTCGCACAAACAATGGTGGCCTTGGTGAGGGCTTTGATCTCCTTGTCATTGATGAGGCTCAAGAGTACACCTCAAAGCAAGAGTCAGCGCTCCTCTATACAGTCTCAGCATCCAAGAATCCTCAGACCATATTTGTTGGGACACCTCCGACAGTTACATCAGAGGGTGATGTATTCCCAAGGATAAGGTCTAAGGTCCTTGAGGGCAAAGCTCTTGACACAGGCTGGGCAGAGTGGTCAACTCCCGAGATGGTTGAGGGAGATGCACTCAATGACCCGGAACTGTGGAAGAGATACAATCCAAGTTATGGCAAGATTATCAAAGAGCGAAACATCAGGAATGAGCTCACAGGTGATGATCTTGATTTCAACATCCAAAGACTTGGATTCTGGTGCAGTTTCAATCAAAAATCTGAATTCTCTGAGGCTGACTGGGATGCATTAAAGGCTGACAAGATGCCGACACTAAAAGCCAAGAGATACATTGGCATTAAGTATGGCAAAGACGGAGTCAATGCAGCCATGACAATTGCATCCAAGACAGAGGATGGGCGGATATTTGTGGAGGTCATTGCTTGCAATCCTGTCAGAGCCGGAAATGGCTGGATGTTTGAATATTTATATAACCAAAAGATTGAGAAAGTGGTCATTGATGGAGCATCTGGTCAGCAAGTCCTTGCAGATCAGATGAAAGAGCACGGAATCAAAAAGGAGCCTGTGCTCCCCAAGGTTGGTGAGATCATTGCAGCAAATGCAATGTTTGAACAGGCTGTGTATTCAAAAGATATAGTCCACATGGGTCAAAATGGTCTCAGGAACATTGTCACAAATTGTGGCAAGAGGCTCATTGGCTCTCAGGGCGGTTTTGGATATAAATCCCTTGTTGATTCCTATGACATTGCAGTTATGGACTCCATGATTCTTGCCTTTTGGATATGCTCCATCACTAAAGAAGCCCGGAAACCTCAATCTATAAGCTATTAGAAAGCACCTTTTGTGGGTGCTTTTTTAATACCCAAAAAACGTTACTCAACGGAAAAAGAGGAGGAAACACAAGTGAGTGATTTTAAAGTTATCGAGACACAGGAAGAACTGGACAAGATCATCAAGAAAAGACTTGAGCAAAAAGACAGAGAAGTGGCTGAGGCCTACAAGGATTATTTGAGCCCTGATGATGTCAAGGCTATGAAAGCCGACTATGAAAAGCAGATTCAGGATGCCAACAAGCTTGTGGAGGATGCCAAGGCCAAGCTCCAGACATTTGATGAGACTGTGTCTAATCTCACAAAGAGGGCAGAGGCTGCTGAGGTCTCAAACCTCAAGACAAAGGTTGCCATTGATAACAATGTGCCAATAAAGCTTGCAAGCAGACTTGTGGGCACTACAGAGGAAGAGCTCAAGGCAGATGCCCAGCTATTGCTTGAGGGACTTGGCACTAATCCATCAGGCAGCTCAGCTCCACCACTCCACTTGGGTGGTCAGAGCGGATCACAGCCAAACACAATTAATGCTGCAATGGCTCGGTTTGCAAGCCAGCTGACAGCCAACATGCAGAATTAAGGAGGATTTTATGGGAAATACATTATCAAGAGGAACACTGCTCCCTCCAGTAGTTACAGAGCAGCTTTTTTCAAAAGTAAAGGGCAAGAGCTCTCTTGCAAGACTCTCTGCATCTGAGCCAATACCATTCAACGGAGAGACAATTTTCACATTCTCTCTGGACAATGAGGTTGACCTTGTTGCCGAGAACGGAGCCAAGTCCAATGGTGGAGCAACAATTGTACCATTCACCATGCAGCCTGTTAAGGTTGAGTATGGTTTCAGAGTATCTGATGAGTTCAGATATGGCACAGAGACAGTGAGATTGCAGTATCTCACAGCCTTTGCAGATGGCTTTGCTAAAAAGGTTGCAAGAGGTCTTGATATCATGGCAATCCATGGTGTTAATCCAAGATCTAAGCAGAAAGCAGCAGCACTCAATGGCAAGAATTTTGATGATATTGTTGAGAACATTGTCATCTTTGATTCAAGCGCTCCTCAGGATAACATTCAGGCTGGAATTGATCTCATTGGTGATGAGATTGATGTCACAGGCCTTGCAATAGCGCCAGCCATGAAATCAGCCCTTGCAGCATTAAAGACTGCAAAGGACTCCAATCTGCCTCTGTTCCCTGAGCTTGGATGGGGCTCAACACTCACATCCCTCAACGGACTTGCAGCAGATTCCAACACAACAATGAGCTTTAATCAGTCTCTTGACAGAGCTCTTGTTGGAAACTTTGCTGATTATTTCAAGTGGGGCTTTGCTCGTGAGATCCCAATCGAGGTCATCGAGTATGGTGATCCTGATAATTCTGGATATGACCTCAAGGGTCACAATCAGGTATACATCAGAGGTGAGGCATACATTGGTTGGGGCATTCTTGACAAGGATGCATTTGCTCTTGTTAAGGCTGGAGCATCTGCCTGATAGATGGGAGGCGCTATGATTTACAGAAACGTAAAGACAGGCGCTGAGATCATAACAAGTTCGGTCATCAAGGCTCCCAACTGGGAGCCTTTGAAAGCGAGTTCCCTTAAGATGCCAGAGGCTCCCAAAGCGGAGCCTTTGGTTATTGAAGAGGAACAGCCTGTCACAGAGCCTATCAAGGCACCAAAAAAGGCTACAAAGAAGAGGACAAAGAAATGAGCACACCATTTGCAACAGTTGAAGATATCCAGACTCTGTGGAGACCACTCACATCAGAGGAACAGTCAAGAGCGGAGGCTTTGCTCCCTCTTGTGTCTGATGAGATCAGAGTTCTTGGCAAGGATCATGGCAAGGACATTGATGAGGCGATTGTCACAGATCCAACATATGGGAGTGTGGTCAAGATTGTCACTGTTGATGTTGTGACAAGGATCTTGAGACAGAACACTCAGGGTGATGCAATGACTCAGGAGTCACAATCAGCTCTCGGGTACACATGGAGTGGGACATTTGCTGTTGCTGGTGGCGGAATTGCAAATTCTATTCTCAACAACGATTTGAAAAAACTCGGACTCTTAAAACAGCAGATGGGGAGCGAATTCATATGGCAAGACTGCAAGGAATAAGTGTGCTTTTATATCAGGATGTCCAGACTGGGACTGACCCTTTTGGCGCTCCAATATATGAAGAAGTGCCTGTCATGGTTGACAATGTTTTGATAGGTGAACCATCAACAGATGACATCACCACATCAACTCAGCTCTATGGCAAGACAATCCAATATATGCTGGCAATCCCAAAAGGTGACACTCATGATTGGGTGGACAAAAAGGTCTCATGGGTTGATGCCTATGGACTCACACACACAGTCAAGACATTTGGATTCCCTATAACCGGCATTGAGGAGAACATCCCAAGTCAGATCCCATGGCACATGAAAGTCAGGTGTGAAGCGTATGGCTAAAGTAAGATTTGAGTTAAACAGAGAGGGTGTCAGAGACCTCCTGAGGTCAAAAGAGATGATGGATGTATGTCAGGAATATGCCAACAATGCCCTTGGAAAGCTTGGAGATGGTTATGAGGTCACAACTCACACAGGATCAAACCGAGTCAATGCTGAGGTGGCTGCTGTCACCTATGCTGCTAAAAAAGAGAACCTGAGCGACAACACAATAATAAAGGCGGTATTTGGATCATGATGATTGAATCAAAGGTCAAGGAATTCCTTGAGTCAAAGCTGAGTGTCCCTGTTCTCATGGAAGTCCCAAAGAATCCAGCCTCATCTTTTGTCATTATCGAGAAAACAGGGGGCACTCAGGAAGAGTTTATAAATTCATCAATCTTGACCATTCAGAGCTATGCTCCATCACTATATGATGCAGCAGTGCTCAATGATGAGGTCAAGGAGTGGATGCTGGATGGATTAAAGGGACTGATCACTGTTGAAGAGATCACAAGTGTGAACCTCAACAGTGATTACAACTTTACAGATTCCAGCTCAAAAAGATACAGATATCAAGCGCTTTTTGAGATAGTTCACTATTAAGGAGGAAAAAGATATGTCAACAGCTGCAAATGTTAGCGCTGGAAAGCCTAAAATTGGCGGTGCAATATTCACAGCACCTGTTGGAACACCTCTCCCCACTAATGCAATTGATCCTCTTGACTCCGCATTCAGAGGCCTTGGCTATGTGTCAGAAGATGGCACAACTAATGGCACAGCTATTGAGTCAGAAAAGATCAAGGCATGGGGCGGTGACACAGTCCTTGTAATTCAGAAATCTAAAGAGGACACATTCAAGTATAAGCTCATAGAGGCTCTCAACAAGGCTGTAGTTGGATATGTATATGGAGAGGACAATGTATCTGGAGACGTTGACACAGGACTCACAATCCATGTCAACAGCTCAGATGTACCTGAAAGGTCAATTGTCATTGACATGATCCTGAGGGGCAATGTGCTCAAGAGAATCGTCATCCCGGACTGCAAGATATCAGATGTTGCTGAGATTGTATACAACGACTCTGACCCTATTGGATATGAGACAACTGTGGATTGCATGCCAGATGAAAATGGTGACACTCACATTGAGTATCTCCAGAAAGTTGGCAGTGTGCCATCAGCGTAAAAAGGAGTAAATGCATATGAAGATCAAGACAAAGAGCGGATTTGTCTGTGATGTAAGTGTTGAGAGAGCACAGGATTGGCGGTTCACCAAATTACTTGCAAAATGGTCAAAAGATGAGAGCGGATTTGTTGCAATGGCAGATGCTCTCAATTATTTGCTGGGTGATGATGGTGAAAGTGCTCTCATGGAACATGTCAAAGACGAAAAAGGCAATGTGCCGGCAGCGAGTATGATCTCGGAGTTTCGAGAAATAATGAATCTGCTTGGCGATAAAGTAAAAAAATCCGGGCACTCGCAAGCCTGATTGCACTTGACGAGGATGCACTCATGTGTGATTTTGCGGAAGTATATCACATTTATGACTTGTATGGGTTCCCGGCTGAGTACACAGCAACGCTTGCCTGTGGACTGGGAATCAATTCAAGAATCGGCAAGAAAATCACTGGGCTAAAGGTAGATCTTGAGTATCTGCTTTTAGCCCATATTGCTGATGGAACTGCAATCAATGCTTGGCTCAATTCCGAAAACGGAAGAAAAGGAATAGACAGACCAAGCTCGTTTGTTGCCTTATTAACTCAGAACACTCAAAAAGCCAATGAAGTTGTTGGATTTGAGTCATCTGAGGGCTTTGAAAAAGAAAGAGAGAGGATGATCAATGAGTGCTGAACTTGGAAAAGCGTATGTGCAGATTGTGCCATCAGCCCAAGGTATCAGTGGATCAATCTCAAGTGCTATTGGCGGAGAAGCCACAAGCGCCGGACAATCAGCCGGATTCAGTATTGCCGGAGCCATAAAGTCTGCAATTGTTGCAGCCGGAATTGGTGGAACTATCAAAACAGCGCTTGAAGCTGGTGGCAATCTCCAGCAGTCTTTTGGCGGTCTTGAAACTCTGTATGGTGATGCAGCAGACGCTGCCAAAGCATATGCAACTGAGGCAGCAGCAGCCGGAATCTCTGCCAATAGTTATGCAGAACAAGCTGTCTCATTTGGAGCAGCTTTAAAACAGGCATATGACTCTGATGCTGAGGCAGTTGAGGCTGCAAATGTTGCAATTCTTGACATGGCTGACAACTCAGCCAAGATGGGCACTGATATTGGTTCAATACAAACTGCATATCAAGGCTTTGCAAAACAAAACTATACCATGCTCGACAACCTTAACACAATGGGGGCATCCGCCGCATAAATGAAGGGCGGAATGCGAACTCTCTCTGATTGACTTGGAACTCCTACGGATAGGACAACAGGGCGCAAGGGTAAAGCCAGCGTGAACGACTAAGTGAGAGAGCACCCGAGAGGGTGAAGCGATAGTCTGAACTGCATTTATAAATCCGATTCAATAAAGATGCAGATTAACAACAATGCAAATTAGGGTATGGTGGTACAAAGTCAGAGATGGAGAGACTCCTTGCAGATGCAAAAGAGCTCTCTGGAGTAGAGTATGACATTGACAATCTGGGTGATGTTTATTCTGCAATTCATGTCATTCAGGAAGACCTTGGACTCACAGGAGTGGCAGCAGAGGAAGCATCAGAGACCTTTTCAGGATCACTTGGAGCAATGAAAGCAGCCGGAGAAAATCTCCTTGCAAATCTTGCTCTTGGTGAGGATATAGGACCGGCTCTTGCAACTCTTGGGGAGTCTGTTCAAAATTTCGTATTAAACAACCTTTTGCCAATGCTTGGCAATATATTTGAGGGTATTCCTGAGCTGCTCAGTGGTCTCAGTTCCACAATTATTGGCATGCTGAACATCCTCAACAATAACCCTGATGAGCTGGTGCAGACAGGAATTTCAATTGTCACATCGCTAGTCAGTGCAATTGTCGAGGCTGCTCCATATCTGGTTGAAGCTGCTTGGAATCTCATTGCAGCTCTTGGCTCTGCTCTTATCAATACAGACTGGGCATCAGTTGGGCGAGATCTCATATCAAGACTCAGGAGCTCAGTTGACCTTGCAGCCGGTGAGATCCTTGGAATGGATTCAGCAACAGTTGATGGATTCCTATCAGGCATAACATCAGCATTGCCATCGGTTCTTGAGAGTGGCAGTCAGATGATTTTGGAGCTGCTAAACGGAATTTTGGGTGCTATACCTGACCTGATCACGGGTGCCGGTGAGCTGCTCAACTCGTTTACAACTTTTTTCTTTGAAAACGCTCCAACGATTATGGAGGCCGGAGTCAATCTGATTTTGGACATGGTCAAAGGCATAACAGACAGCTTGCCTGATATCACAGCATCTGCTCAAGAGGTTATCTCAACATTTTTAACTAATGTAGCGGACAATCTGCCTGACATTCTTGCTCAAGGCGGTGCATTATTACTTGAGCTGATCACAGGTATAATTGAGGCGCTGCCTGACCTCGTGGTTGCTGTTGGTGAGCTAATTGGAACAATAGTGACAACGCTTGATGACTATGACTGGCTTGAAATCGGAAAAAATATATTGCTGGGAATCAAAGACGGACTCCTCTCCATTCTTGACACATTGGCAGATGCAATCACACAAATCGGTAGTTATATCTGGAACGGCATATGTGATTATTTTGGCATTGCATCACCATCCAAATTGGCAGCATGGGCTGGTCAGATGATAGCTGAGGGTCTTGCCGGAGGTATCTCTGACAATACTGATCTTGTTGACGATGCCATCACAGATCTTGGGCAGTCGGCAGCAGCACAGCTTGAGATGACTCCTCAATTTGGTGATATCACTCCTGTGACACAGGCATCAAATCAACAGTCAAGCCTTGACAGGCTCCTTGCTCTCATGGAGGAGTATCTGCCACAGCTTGCAGATGGTTCCAATGTCAACGTCACTCTTGAGGGTGATGCAGAGGGTCTTTTCAATGTTATGAGGGACCAGAACAGAGTTTACAGAAGAATGAACGGAGAAAGCGCTTTTGCATGATGAGGTGATGTCATGTCAATCTCTTTACTTTTTAAGATAGGCACCACAGATCTCACAGGACATGTGGTGCAGAATACGTGGAAAGTCAACAATTTACCTGTCTATAAGACATATAAGGATGCAAATGAGCAGACACACAAGAGATTCCTGAGGAATAAGTTTTCCGGGACATTCAAGCTTGTATTTGCTGATGTTGCAGACTTTGCATCTTTTCAGGATCTTGTTGAGGAGCACAGATCAGCAACCAATTTCACAATTCCATGCACTGTTTATGACAACATGTCAGGAGAGGTTTCAACCATCAACGCTTTTTTGGATTATCAGCCACAGATCATGCAGACAGATGGGCTCTTTGAGTATGTGGAGCCCTTTGATGTGAAACTTGAGGAAAAGTGATGTATAAAGTATCACAAGAGACCAAAAATGCATATAAGAGTGATGCATCTCACAAGGAGATTGTGATCAGAATCCCTGATGCAAACATCACTCTGACAAATGAGGACATTGTCTCAGAATCTCTGGAGCTAAAAGAGGCGATTGAATCAAGCGAAAATCTCTCATTCCAAGGCTGCATATCATCGTCACTGAAAATCGAGGTGTTTACTTTGGTTGATGATACGCTGGAGGGGATGTGGATTGAGGCTGATATAAAAGCAGATAACACTGAGACAATTCCTCTTTTTAGAGGTTACATATCAGAAGTTACAAACCAGACACATGAGGAATACACCGCAGTTATACGTGCATATGATGCTCTGTATAAGATCAACAACACAGATGTCACATCATGGTATAACTCACTGACATTCCCCATGACAGTCCAAGCATTCAGGAACAGCTTTTTTCGAAAGGTTGGAGTCACTCAGGTTGCAGATTATCTGACAAATGATGGTGTGACAATACAAAAGACCATTGAGGACAAGGTCATCATGGGGTCAAAGATCATCAAAGCAATCTGTCAGCTCAATGGGCGCTTTGGTAGGATCTCAAGGACAGGGCGCTTTGAGTATGTGCATCTGACTGAGGCAGCAGAGGCATTATATCCGGCAGAGGATCTATATCCGGCAGAGGACATATATCCCTCTGATGAGAATGCTGTGGACAATGTCCTCAAGGCTCACTATACCAAGATATCATTTGAAAATTACAGAGTTGCATCAATCAACAAGGTGCAGATTGTAGCCAAGAGCGGTGAGATTGTGGCAACAGCCGGAAATGGTGACAATGTGTTCACGCTCAAGGATAATCCTCTTGTGTGGGGATTGTCTCAAACCAATCTCAACTCTGTAGCTCGCAACTTATATAACACAGTTCAAGGTCTATGGTATACACCAGCAAATGTCTCCTGTGTGGGACTGCCATATGTTGAGTGTGGTGATTTTGTCCTTATGACAGCAAGACTCTCAATCATCAGAGCATATGTCCTGTCAAGGACCCTCAAAGGCATTCAGGCAATCACTGATGCATATAAGGCGCCGGGAGACAAGAATCAGCCTGTTTATGTTCCCGACTTGCAAGCTCAGACCAATGCCAATGCTCAGAATATCACGAATGAGGCAACCACAAGACAGACTCAGATCACCAATGAGGCCAATACAAGGCAAAATCAGATCAATGCTGAGGCAAGCGCTAGACAACAGGCAGATGCAGCTGAGGCAAATGCAAGACAGAATGCAATCAATAATGAGGCCAGCATCAGAGCCCATCAGGTGCAAGCGGTCAATGTAAGATGTGACAATCTTGTTGCCAAAGATGCTCAGATTGAGTCTGTGGTTGCAACCAAGGCCACCATTGAGCAGCTAAACGCAACAAATGCCACCATTGCCCATGTAAATGCACAGTTGGTCAACACCAACAATTTGGTGGCTCAGAAAGCATCAATCACTGAGCTCAATGCAGTGAGGGCAACAGTCAACTATATCAATGCAAGATATGTGACAGCATCTCAGGTCACAACAGCTGTCAACAACGCTCTCCAAGGCTCAATCACTTGTGGCTCACTGAGAACTGGCTCAATAAGCTTGTATGATGGCTCAGGTTACACTAATTTGTATACTCTGCTTGATAGGCGATATGTTACAAGGTATTAAAACCAAAAAGGGGCAATTATGGATTTAAGAATCAGACAATTTTTGGATGAGGTCATTGCACTAGTAAACACATATGATGACATCCCTCTGGAGGCAAGGCGCTTGGCGCTTGAATCGGCAATGTACAACTGCGAGAGAGCATCAAACAAAGCAATCCAGCAGCAGAGTGAGGCAGAAGCTCAGAGGCTAACAGCAGAGCTTGCCCAGATGTCAGATCCAAATGAGAGCTCAGGAGGAATCCCGGATGAGGTTCCATTCCAGAATGAGGTCAAAGTTATTGAAGAATAAAAGCATGGAGGAAACGAAATGCAAAAGACATATTCAAGAATAAACTGGGAAAATTACCCATCAGAAGAGACTCCGCTCAATGAGAGCAATCTCAATAGGATGGATTTTGCCATTGATGAAATTGATGACAGGGTCATTGATCTGGACACACAAAAGGCAAGCATGACAGTTGTTGACAATCTGATTGCAAGCATTGATGTTGACGATGAGACAGGTGTGATCACAATCACCAAGCAAAATGGCGCACAGGTCACGATCCAGACAACACTTGGAAAGCTTGCCATCAATTTTGGCTACGACTATGAGTCACAGGATCTCCTTTTGTATCTCAATGATGGTACTGTGGCAAGGGTCAGCCTCTCAAGTCTCATTCAAAACAATGAATTTGAGAACACAGCAACAATTGCTCTGTCAGTCTCACCTCTTGGAATAGTCACAGCCTCAGTTGTCAGCCATTCTATTGGAGAGGAACAGCTCAGGACAGATTATCTTGCAGAAATAAGGCTGTCAGAGGCACATGCTGATCAGTATCAACAGGATTCTCAGAGATTTTCTTTTGATGCAGAAGCATGGGCAAAAGGTACAAGAGCAGCCAATCCTGTTGAATCTGGTCAGGATGGATATCAGGACAACTCAAAATATTATAAAGGGCGCTCAGAAGCTTGGGCACGTGGTACGTTTGAGGGGTCTGAGGTTCCGTTAAATGATGAAACATACGAAAACAATAGTAAATATTACAAAGGTAGAGCTGAGGCTTGGGCAGTCGGCAAGATTGATAATGTGCCTGTTGGCAGCAATGACGAAACATATGAGAACAATGCCAAGCATTATGCAGACGTTGCTGCATCTTTAAGAGATGCAACCAATGCAATCAAAGATCAGGCAGCAGAGCTTTTGCAATCAGCGACAGACAGGCTGACTGGACTCAACATCATGATTAATTACAGTGATGGCTGCTTGTACTATGACATTAACTCAGGAATCCGGCTCCAGATCAACCAGACAACAGGTAATCTTGAGTATGAGATTGTAACAGGTTAAGGAGGAAAAAATGGTTATTGCTGGAAGAGTTTTAATTATTCCCCAAGGCGCATGGACTAATTTAACACCATATGAAATGCTTGACCTTGTTTCTGAGGGTGACAAGGCATATCTTGCACGACAGGCAAGCGTTGGAATGAGACCCTCAGAAGATCCAAGCATGACATATTGGCAGCCATTTGGCTCCAGCGCAAGTATTGCAACCACAGACACTCCCGGTCTTGTCATGCCGGACGGAGTCACAATCACAGTTGATGCAACTGGCCTCATTGTTGCAAATCTCAATGTCGCTGACCTCAAGGATATCAAGCTCACAAACCTTGCAAATGGAGATTTTCTCAAGTATGACGGGACCCAAAACAAGTGGGTCAATGTGGCACTTGGCACAGCAGCAACAAGAAATGCTACATCATCCATCACATCCGGGAGCACAGATCTGATTGAGTCCGGGGCAGTTCATTCGCTAAAGCAGACTTTAGAGCAATCAATATCTGGTAAGCTTGGAGCATCAGATATTGCTAACAATCTGACCACTACAACCGCCGGAAAAGTGCTGGATGCTACACAGGGCAAGGCTTTAAATGATAATATAACCAACAAGCACAAGGTGACATCCGTACAAGTCACAACGTCAGGCTGGGCAGCGGACTCTACAAGCCAAAGCGGTTCAACTCTCTACAAAAAGAGCATAACTTTATCTCATGTATATGTTGATTGTCCATCTGTTGACATAGGGGCTGCTAGTGGTTCAGCACTGCCAACAGCAGCGCAACAGACAGCATACGACTTACTCCAATATGCGACAGTAGATGGTACGACAATGTATCTGTATGGGTCAGACATTCCGACTGATGCATATTATATCAATATTGAGGGGGTGGACTAAATGCCTGAAATATTATGTCAATTAAAGAAAAAAGGCGGAGGTGGATCATCAGGTCAAATCAAGTTAACATTTACTTGCAGCTCACCATGGACAGGATGGAATCAGACAATCAGAAATGTAAAGTTGAAAATGGAATATATTGATTCAGGTGGTAATTCAACTGTTCTTTTAGACCAAACTGGTACAAATCAATATGTAGGCTATACTGTAAACTCAGCTAATCCACCATACGCTGGTGGTGTTTTCGATCTTTAATAGTTGAATAGGAGGATAATCATATGTTAAACAAATATTATGTTCTGGTTCTTTCACTCAATAAATCAGGTGGTAATTCAGAAGAGATAATCCGCAAAGACGATTATAACAGCGCTGAGAGCACATACTATGACAAGTGCTCCTCATATGCTGGAAATGCTCAGACAGGTTTTGTTGTAATTAAACTTCTTGATGGTTATGGTAGACCAATTGAGGGAAGAACAGCAATGATTGACAGACTACCACAGCCGGAAGAAGAGACAGAGCGGTCTTCAATTTTGCCAGATTAAAAAATGTAAGCAAAGGAGTCATCATTTTTGATGGCTCCTTTTTTCATAGGAGGCAAACATGATTCAAACAATCCAATCCATTTTGAACCTGATTCTGACTGTGGCAAATCTGTGTGTGCTAATATATGCTCTTTATAAATTCACCAAAAAGCCTCATGATACGCTTGACCAGCGTATCACAAGCCTTGAGGTTGAAATCAAGAACATCAAAGAATCTCTCAATCATGGACAGGATAAATTCAGAGCACATGATGAGTCAATCAAGGTGCTGCTCCACTCAAGCCTAGCTCTAATTGAATGGGAAATACAATATTGTCTAATTGAACACAAGGAGATGTCTGACAGCTTAAAAAAGGCAAAAGATGATCTCCATTATTTTCTCGCAGAAAAATAAGGAGGAAAAGACTATGACATTATCACTTTTTTATTTCTTTTTGCAATCTGCTCAACAGTTGCCTCTCTTTTTACAGAAGCCCTCAAAAAGGCATTTGGAGAGATATCCTCCAACATTTTGGCGCTGGTCAGCGCCGGGGTCACAGGAATTGGTGGGACCATCATTGCATACATTTTTTTGAGTTTGCCATTTGACGCTCCCAATATTATGTGTATAACATTAATGGCTTTTTCCATCTGGATCGGTGCAATGGTTGGATATGATAAAGTTACTCAAACCCTTGAGCAGATCAAAGGAGGGAAAATGCCATGAGTCATGTCTTTGGGATTGACGTGTCACATTATCAAGGCAAGATTAATTGGAAAAAAGTCGCAGCTGATTCCAAGAAATTTTGCATCATGAAATGTCAATATGAGGCACAATCCCACAGGATTGATGAGACATTTGAGCGAAATTATATGCATTGCGGATTGTATGGGATTTCGAGAGGTGTATATATTTTCGTTGGGAGCAAATCAATTGCTGATCCTATTGGTGATGCCAAGGCTCTCCTTGGACATCTAAATGGGAGGCATTTGGAGTATGGCATCTGGCTTGATTATGAATCGGAAAGCCTGAGAGCGCTTGGCAAGAATCGTATCAAGCAGATAACAGATATCTATGCAGATTTATTCATAAATGCCGGATATTATGTCGGCATTTATTGCAATAAATCATGGTATGAGAATCTGATCCATGAGGACCTGAAAAAGGATTATGACTTTTGGATCGCCAGATACCCAAAAAACATATTCACAAAGGGAAACAGAAAGGATTGGGAACATGAAAGACTTATTCGAGCGGTCTAATTGGAATATATTTATAATAGTTCTTGCAATCAAGATTGTATTGTATGATATTCCAAAACTTGTTTATATTTTAGTTCGTTAAAGGAGAAACATTTTGTGACCTAAAAACTCATAAAATTTGATATAATAACCATTGTCACAAAAAATGGGCAAGCCTCACAACCTGACAGTTAGCAAAGGCTTGCCCGGAGATTACCACCTGTGGTTATTATATCACAGGTCCATTTTTGTATGATTGAAAAAATGCAAATGATTTTGACACTGATTATATCAATGGCAAATTTGTGTGTGCTGATGTATGGCTTGTATAAATTCACAAAAAAGCCTCATGACACTCTTGAGCAAAGAGTGACAACACTTGAGGTTGAGGTCAGCAACATCAAAAAATCTCTCAATCAAGGACAAGATAAATTCCGGGCACTGGACGAGGCAATCAAGGTGTTGCTGCATTCCAGCCTCGCATTGATCGAGTGGGAAATGCAATATTGTTTAATTGAACACAAGGAGATGTCTGAGAGCCTAAAAAAAGCCAAAGATGATCTCCACAATTTTTTATCTGATAGATAAGGAGGGGAACATGGAAAAACTCAAAAGCAGAAAATTTTGGATTTGTGTGGCGGCAATGCTCTCATCAATTGCAACCTCAATTGCCGGGCTGAGGTCTGACAATGAGATTGTTGCAACAGTGGGCATAATATGCTCAATATTTGCCGCTGCAATCTATGCCTTTTGTGAGGCGTGGGTTGATGGCAAGGCAATTGAGCACAAGGAGGATGATGTATGACATATATACCTGACTGTAGAAAAGATGAGACGTACAATTTTGACAATCTGGTCAAAGATAGCCAGACATATGTGAGGGGTTATGACCATTGCGCTGAGGATGTTGTTGATAGTTTCTTTGATAACCTTGATGTGTATTTTGATGATGACTCATACATAATGCACATGCTCAATGAAAAGCTCCCGGAATCCTTACAGGATGAGTATGAGTGGGATGAGGTTGACATTGACACAGGCAAAGAAGTATCTGAAAAGCGCAAGGTTGAGACATATGCAGATTTGTTGAGGTCAAAGCTGCTTGACTGGATTGAAGATGAGAGAGACACCCTCATCACAGCTTTGATTGATAGTCAAGATGATACTGAGGAGAGTGCTGATGAGTGAGGTTTTTGGCATTGATGTATCCCATTATCAAGGCAAGATCAATTGGCATAAGGTGGCAGCAGATGGCAAGCGTTTTGCAATCCTCAAGTGCATGTATGAGGCACAATCACACCGCATAGATGAGACATTCGAGGATAACTACAGGGGCGCTGGAGCTTATGGGCTTGCAAGAGGCGTTTATATATTTATCGGTGGCGCCTCAATAGCTGATCCTGTGTCAGATGCAAATGCCCTTTTGTCGCACCTAAAAGGGCGCCCGCTTGAGTATGGCATTTGGCTTGATTATGAGTCAGACAAGCTTGCAGCATTAGGCGTGAGCAAAATTAAAGATTTGACATATATTTATGCCAATATGTTCAGACAGGCTGGTTATTATTGCGGCATTTATTGCAACAAGGTTTGGTATGAAAACCTGATCCATGACAGCCTCAAGTCTGATTTTGATTTTTGGCTTGCCAGATACCCCAAGAATGATCTTGGCGCCTATAATCCAACATCAAAGCTCAGACCATCATACAAGATGGCGGTTGCTTGGCAATACTCAAGCAAAGGCAAGGTTGATGGCATAAAAGGCAATGTTGACCTTGATATTGATTTTGATGGGGTTGTAAACCTGATTGCTAAAGAGCCATACAAAAAGACCGATGAGCAAATTGCAATTGAGGTCCTTGAGGGTAAATGGGGCACAGCCAAAACCAAACCATCTCGAAAAGAATTACTCACAAGAGCTGGTTATGATTATAATCAAATCCAAAAGATAGTTAATAAATTGATTTATGGGTAATTGAATAGAAGTGGACACGAAAGTGGACACGGAAAAATAGAAACCGCATAAATACTACACTTTGCGCCAAATGTTAGCGGGTTCGATTCCCGTCAGCAGCTTATTTTTAAAAAATCAGCAATCATGTGGGTTGAGACCTCAAAACCGCATGGTTGCTGATTTTCTTTTGCTTTTTATTAGATTTATAAGTCTATATTTTAGACTTAAAAATACGAATGAAAGACATTGAAGTGGACACGAAGTGGACACGACCTCTTGACGCTATTCAGTTTTTGGGGAAATGTCATTCCGTATTAAATAAGCGTTCGATTAATTCTGTTGATTTTTTTCTCACTTTTTATCAAAAAAGAAACCGGGCACATATAATGCCCGGTCATCATCAACTAGAGAGTTGATCACCATAATCCTCAATAATCTTATTATTGATTTTCTTTGAATAATCTTGCCTTGAGTCTTGAAATGGCTTGTCATAAATAGTCTTTAAAACTTTGGAGTCGGGTTTCCAACCTCCGTCAGCCTCAACATATTTTGCCGGCATTATCTCAGATCGGATTGAGGCTGCATATTTACGGAGGTCATGAAATCGACATGTTACACATGCTTTGGCTCTGAGTTTCTCAAATCTCCTTGTGATAGCATCAGGAGTCAGCTCAATCACATAATCCTTGGGCCCCACATGGGGGATCATGTCCATGACCTCAGGTGCAAGTTCAATTCTGCGGATTGACTGAGTTGTTTTGGGCATCTCTTTTCTGACCCATTCCCTGTCTTTATTCTTGACCCTGTCCGTATGCACAAAAATTGATCGCATATCCCAAAGGACATCCTCTCCGCACAGTCCAGCAATCTCACCTCTGCGGAGAGTATAAAGACCAGCCAGAACAATGAAAAGCTTTTCCTCAGGTCTTGCCATCTCCAGAAGTCTTTTAAATTCTTTGTGCTGAGGTGGGTCAAGTTTTGGTGGCGCATATTTGGGATATTGAATCTTGAACACTGTGTCATTGCCAGCAAGCGCAAGAGCACCTCTCAAAAAATTGATTCTGTTGGCAATGGTTTTCTTGGAGAGTCCATCCAAGGTCCATTGATTGATTATCTGCTGGAGAGTCATGGAGTCAACATCCATGCAGTCCATATGTTTGATATTATTAAAGAATTTGGGCATCTTGACATAGTCAGCCAATGTTGACGGGCTCCACACAGCAGAGTGTGATTCAAGGTGGATCTGCATTGCCTTTTCAACTGATGTGTGCAGTTGTTCCTCTCTTGCATCAAAAAGCCAATTCTGAGCCAGTGACTCTGATTTTGCTTTTGCTTGCCTCCAATCTCCGCCACATTCATCCGGGTGGACAGTGAATGATTTTCGCACCTGTTTTCCATCAATGATCTTGGTGGCTCTTGTCCTCCAAGCTCCAGATGGTAATTTTTTTGCACTAGCCATGTAATAACTCCTTTGAAATCCAAATAATACTATTTTCAGATCCAAGGCCTAAAAGCCAATCAGTTCTGACCCCTGTTGCCTTTGCAATTTTGATCAGGGCATCAGCATGAGGGATTCTGTCACCTTTGATGTAGTGACACATTGCAGACTCTGTGAGTCCTGATCTCTTGGCAAGTTCCCGCTGACTTATCCCAAGGTAATCAATCAGCAAGCTCAATCTTTTTGGAACGTTGTTTTCATTCATTCAATCATCTCCTCTCAAAAAATGTGATGATTGTATTAATACACAAAAATTGTAACATTGTCAAGTTTTCAAAAAAAAATAAAACCGCAAGGCTATTCCTTGCGGTTCATAATCTCATTATATGCTTTTAGCTTGTTTTCGATTTCTCTTTTTTGCCTCTTGAGCTCCTCGACCTCTGCCCCAAGAGACTCAGTCTGTTTGATATATTCATCTAACTCTGGGCAGTCATCCCAGCCAAGGATTTGATTTGGTGTTACTGCAAACATATCACACAGCTTTAAAAGATCATCAATGGATGGACTTGTGTTGCCCAGCTCCCAATTTGAGACAGCGTTTGCAGATTTTAAAAGTGATACTGCAATTTCTCTTTGCGAGAATCCTCTCATCATTCTAAGCATATGTATATTATAACCAAGAAGCTTTTGAGCCTTTTTTTCAATGTCCATGTCCATTTTCATTACTATCTCCTTTTACTGATACTATCTCCTTTTTATTGATACTATCACTTTTTACTAAAATACATAGTACCATAAAAGCATGGTTATGTCGAAATCACAAAAATTTGTGATTGCAATCTCATAATTTGAGTGATATTGTATTAATCAAGACAGGTGAGTTTATTAATGAGTCACAAAATAAATGGGAGGTGATAGAGCTTGGATGTTCAGACAACCAGAGGACTTGAAGCACAAAAAGCTTTGAGTCAGTGGATTGACTCTCATGGAGTCAAACAGGCTGCAATTGCAAGAGCAATTGGCATGAGGCCACACAGAATCCATGAAATCATGAGGCTCAAGACAGAGATGAAAGCATCTGAATTTTTATCCATTTGCAGATTCATCGACAAAGAGCCAAATGATTTTGTAAAAAAAGAATAGGGAGGAAATAAGATGCATAAAAAATGGCATCCTCTGCCAAGGGAGACACATCCTCAAGGATGTGGAGGCAGAACCAAAAGGGTTTTATGTTTAATCTTATGTTGGGGACTTTTCTTTTTAGGACAATCTGTCCAGTCCATCACCGCACAGGCCAAGCAACAAAAGGCCACTATATCATACGATGATGGAATCCCTGATGAGTATCGAGAATATTTTGACGAGATCGGAGCAGAATTTTTTATTTGTCCCGAATTACTTGAATCTATCGCTTATCATGAATCACGATTTATTCCAGATGTTACAAACAAAAACTGTTATGGCCTGATGCAAGTCAATGTCAAGGTCCATGCAGAACGTATCAAGAAATACGGATATACAGAGGATGACATGCTCACTGCATATCCAAACATCAAGGTGGCAGCAGATCTCCTTGCAGAGCTCTTTGAAAATTATGGTGACGATGATCCAATCATCTTGCTATTGTATTCAGGAGCCGGGTGGGATGCTGTTGACAGGTACAAGGAAAATGGTTTTATAACAGACTATGTTGATGACGTACTGACCAAAAGCGCCGAATATGAGCGCATTCATGGCAAATGAAAAGACCTGTACTGGTAACACAAGTCTTTTCGGGGCTGAGATTAACTTTGACAGAGTCCAATCTCAGCCCACAGTATAGCAGATTGTGGGCATTCTGACAATCTATTTCAGATACATTCTGTCTGTTTTTCCTCGCTCTGGGAAAGCCATGGAGCAGACTTGAGTGAGGGAGAATCTCAAACAATTCACAACTACATAACAAGGGGACACATTATGAGTAAGGCACAGACAAAAAAAGGTGTCATCTTTGAGGCGGAGCTTTGCAGATATATGAAGCTGAGGAACATCACCTCAAAAGAAAAGCTCAGATCACTCACAACAATTGGGTCACATGCAACAATCATCAATTACT